GCGGCAGCCCTATATCTTGATCCGCAAGCGTATGCCGGTGATAAATGCTCAGGAACTGGCAGAAAGTTACGGTGTAAGCAAAGACCAATTGCAGGCGCTGATCGGCGACAATGACACATTGGAAGAGGCCGGCGAGGCGGCAAAACAGGAAGTGGACGATATGGTAACCATCGTCTACAAGATGTACAAGACGAAGGGAACGGTCCATTTCTCTATTGCTTCTCGTTTTGTGGAGATTGCCAAGGATAAGAACTTAGGCATTACCCGGTATCCCGTTGCACACTTCGTGTGGGAGGAGAAGAAAGGCTCTGCCCGGGGTGAAGGTGAAGTGCGGCAACTGATTCCCAATCAGTTGGAAGTGAATAAAACACTGATGCGGCGTCTTATGACGGCGAAGCAGCAGGCGTATCCCAAGACTGTGGCGGATACCTCCAAAATTGAAAATCCCAAACAATTAAGCGCCGTAGGCGGAGTGATCTACACCATAGGTAAGACAGTGGACGATGTGCGCAAGGTGGTGGGAACACTGCCTCCGGCGCAGATGTCCCCGGATGTGAAGCAGATCCAGGATGAACTGGTACAGGTAACACGGGACTTGGCAGGCGCCGGCGATTCGGCGACCGGTCAGATCAACCCCGAGACCGCCTCCGGCCGTGCGATTTTGGCGGTTCAGCAGGCATCGCAAGCGCCCATGACGGAGCAGAAGGAAACTTGCAAGGACTTCATTGAGGATTTTGCCAACATCCAACTGGAGTACTTGATCGCCTATTCGGAAAACGGCATCAATTTGGAGCAGGTTGTAACGGGTCCCGACGGGGAGGAATTGTACCAAATCGTCAATGTGCCCCAGAGCGTGCTGAAGCAGTTGCAGGCGGCGGTGAAAATCGACATTACGCCCAAGAGTGTTTATGACAAATTCGCGCAGGAACAGACCATTGAGAATCTGTTGATACAGGGATTCTTCAATCCTCAGCGGCTGAACGAGCTGGAGGCATATGTGGAGGCGCTGGATGATGATGCGGTGGCACCGAAACTGAAACTCAAAGCCATTATTAAACGGATCCGGCAGACCCAGCAGCAGATCGCACAGATCGAGGCGCAAAGTCAGATGATGCTGCAGAGGGGTAATCAGTTCCTAAGCGGGGACATGCAGAGTCAGCAGGCCCAGATCGCGGCGATTATGCGACAGATGGGTCAAACAGCATAAGGAAAGAGCGGCCGAAGGGCGACAGCACACCGAAAGGAAAATGCGGACGAGCAATGCTCGCCCCTACATGGGGAGGGGATTGCCACGGCAGTGTGCGCACTGCCTCGCAATGACCGAAAACAGGTTGCCTGAAGGCTGTTTTTTAATTGCCCAGACAGGGATGGCGTAAAAAGCTCTTGGATGAGGTGAAACAACACCTGCACAAAAATAGGAGGAAATTACCAATGGAAGAAACCAAAATTGTGGAGCAGGACGGCGCGGTGGTTGATGATACCCAAGTCGTGGCGGAGGGCTCCGAGCAGCAGCAGCAGGTACAACCTGCTGCACAGCCGGAAAAGACATTCACACAGAAAGAAGTGGATGCGCTGATGGCCGGCAGAATTGCACGGGAGCGGAGCAAGAACGAGCAGGAGATCAAACGGACATACGGCCCGTTGATGGATGTTCTGAGCGCCGGTACCGGCAAGACGAACCCGAGGGAAATTGCAGAACATCTGAAGACCTACTACCAGGGCAAGGGCGTGACCCTTCCGGAGCAGCCGGCTTTCTCCGAAAGAGACATTGCGATCCTGGCCCAGGCAGATGCAAAGGAGATCATTGGCTCCGGTGCAGACGAGGTAAACGATGAGGTGGCCCGGCTGGAAAAGTTGGGTACCGACGGCAGAAGTCCCAAGGAAAATGCGTTGCTCCGTGTTCTGACCGAGCATCAGCAGACCCAGCAGCGGCGTGCTGATTTTCTTAAGCACGGCTTGACTGAGGCAGAAATTGAAAGCAAGGACTTTCAGGAACTGCTCGGCATTTGCAGCGCATCTACTCCCGCTGAAAAGATCTGTGAGCATTATCGCTTGCTGCATCCCAAGCAGGATATTCAACCGATGGGCAGTGTGAAGAACACGCCCACAGACACAAAAGGCATTAAGGACTACTACACCCCCGAGGATGTGGACAGGCTTACTGCCGCGGATTACAAGAACCCGAAGATCATGGAACGGGTTCGGGAATCTATGCTCAAATGGCCTAAAAACAAATAAATCGAAAGGAATGATTAAAAATGGCTGGTAATTTTAAACCCATGTACTGGTCTCAGTACTGCGAAACTGAACTGAAGAAGGAACTTGTGCTTGCAGGTTGGTGCGACTACAAGTTCGAAGGTGAGATCACTGCCGGCGCACGGCTGAAAATCGTAGGTGCAACAAGACCTACCATTCAGAAGTATGTCCCCGGCCAGGATCTGCAGATCGAAAATCTGGGCGACAACTCCCAGTATCTGGACATCACCGAGTCCGACGCATTTGCCTTCGAGGTGGATGATGTGGATAAGGCACAGTCCATTGCCGGTTATCTGGAGACCCAGTTTGACGAGGCAAAGAACGCCCTGGCAGAGAGTGCCGATGCCTTCGTGGGCAAGCAGGCAAAGAATGCCAACAAGAACATGATGTCCGCATCCACCGATTTGAGCGCTTTGGACAGTTTCCTGGCGCCCATCGACGCAGCGCACATCAAGTTGTATGAGAACAATGTTTCTCAGAAGACAGAACTGGCTGCGGATCTGTGCCCCGAGCACATTGTGGGTCTGCGCAGAGAACTGGCTTCTCTGTTCACCGAGAACGTGGAGTACGTCAAGCGCGGCGCCGTTGGCAAGTATGCCAACACCTACCTGCGTATGTCCAACAACCTGTATAACGACGGTGTGGACACTTACGAGATGATCCGCACCAAGAAGGCGATCGCTTTCGCCAACCAGATGGAGAAGATGGAGACCGCCCGGAAGGAAAAGGGCTTCGCCGACATCATCAAGGGTCTGCACGTATACGGTGCAAAGCTGGTGCGCCCCAAGGAACTGTTCGTTATCAAGGCTCACTAATGAGAAAGGAGAAAGAAAATGGCAGTTAAAGTTATGACCCCCGTAAAGGGCGAAGTGAATGAGATCACCGGTTTTGCTTTTGAGGCAGCCACCACGGCAAAAGATGGCCTGCAGGTGCAGCTGCCCCGGACAACCGATGAGTATGTTGTGGTTTTGGTGCAGAACACCGACACTACAAATGCCTATGACTTTACCGTCAAGGCGCCTGCAAACGGCTCTTATGCTGCTTCTGACAGCGATGAGACCCACAATTTGGCAGCCGGTGCGTTTGCTATCTTCCGCTTTGAAAGCGCAAGATGGGCAGAGAAGGACGGCACTATGCTGTTCGTGCCTGCCAATGTAGCGGTGAAAGCAGCAGTACTTTACTAAGAGAAAAGGGGACGGAACTTCCGTCCCCTTTTTTACCATACCAGGGGCAAAAGCCGGTTCGACTCCGGCAGGTATGAAGGAGGTTAAATTATGAAACAGTTAGAAAGTTTGGAAAAATATGTGATCGTGCCGAATGTGGGTTTCTACGGTGGTTTCAAGTATGACGGGGAAGACATTTTCCTGTGCGATGACCACGACACGGATGAGGAGTACGACTTCAAGGTGACCCAGAAGATCGAAAACGGCGTACTGATCACGGACATGGCGCGGACCTATACGCGGAAAAACGGAAAGAAGGTAACCGAGCAATCCCATCAGGAGGTGGAACTGGAACAGGGCCAACTGTTGGTGTATGTGCAGGGTATGGGATTTACCATTCCGGAATACAGAATGTGCCCGGTGGATGAGGCCATCGGACAGTATGAATTGCTGAAGGGGTGAGGGTATGTTTGCGATTAACAAAGAAGATTTGACCATGGAATGCACCAGAGGCGATGCTGTGGTGTTCTCTGTGGGCGCAAAGAGAAACGGCGCGGACTATCTTTTTCAGCCGGGCGATGTAGTCCGGTTCTCGGTATTTGAGAGAAAAGACTGCTCTAAGGTGGTTCTGCAGAAGGATGTCACGGTTACGGAAGAAACGGGCCTTGTGGAGATCCGGCTGACGGGTGAAGAAATGAGAATCGGCCCGGTTATCAGCAAGCCGGTGGAATACTGGTACGAGGTGGAAGTGAATCCCGCGACATATCCGCAGACCATTATCGGCTATGACGAGAATGGCGCGAAAGTATTCAAACTGTATCCGGAAAGCGAGGTGTGAATATGGGCGGCGTATTAACAGGAACATTATCCGGTGGCGGCGCTATGACCGGCAGTATGGCTGCCGGTATGGTGGCGAACAAGAAACCGGGTACATATACGGTTACACCGGAAACGCTGGCAAAGATCCTGAAGATGGCAGAGCCTGGGGCGACGATCAAATTATCTCCCGGCGAGTACGGCAGGATCGACCTGCACGGGCAGAATGCATATCCTGAGGACTGCACCTTTATCGGCTGCGAAGGCGCTACTGTTGATGGCGTGTCCATTACTAGTGGTGTTTTAAGTAGCGATATTATTAAAGAAGGCAGTAGTGATATTACAAACGCTATTTTACCGAGTGGTTTAACTTTTATAAGTGTCACCTTTAGTAACGCTTTTTCTCTGCGCAATGCACGAGTTGATAATCTAACCATTAAAGATTGTACTTTTGAGAGTTGTAATATATACATCACTCCAGAGTGTTTTAGTGATTCTTATGGTAACGACTTAGGCTCTGGTAACACTTCTTCATATAGACGTCCTCATGCACATCTAAAGCAAAAGAATTTAATAATTTCAAATTGTATTTTTAATAATGCAGAAGGGTATCAGAACGCTGTAAAAACTAGTGTCGCAAGCGGTATCCATGTTATTGGTGTAGAAAATGTAACTGTAAGTGGTAATACCATTACAGGAGCCTTGGATGCACAAGGGGCAGCAAAGATTTACGATGGTATCCAAGTCGGCGGCTATCAAACTTCTCCTTTCTATGTTTACTCCTATGGCGATATTAAGGTTACAATGAATACTATTACCAACTGTAATAGTCGTGGTATCAATGTACACAGTATTGATACAGGTAATGTAATTGTTGCAAGTAATAAACTATTCAATACCGACAATCAAAGGGATGAAACAATTATTGTCCGTAATAGTGAAAATGTTACAGTAAACTGGACTATTAACGGAGTTGTTGAAAATACTTGGGATGGCAGAAAAATTGTTGTTGGAGACGGTATCACTGTAAGTAATTTGACATCACCCTTTGATAATCTACTGAATGGTGTTGCAACTACTGAAGAATATAGGTGTACGGCTAATACCGAAGCAGAATTAGAAGTTTGGTTAGAAGATGTTTTTAATCAAATGGAAGACTACTCTTTTAGAAATATATATATTGAATGTGAAGAAATTAGCGATTTTGCTTTCATGGGTACAATCCACAAGAGACAACATTATGCTACGGTGGACTTAACATCTCACATTAATGGACATCATTATATTAAAATCAGGAATCCACGCAAGGTTGAGGTAGGCGGAGCAATAACCACAGTCAACTGGAAACCTTTTAATAAAAAGTCTATTGAAAACCAAAAGTTGGACAAAGTGCCAACTGTCTATTGGTCTGACGGCGTGTATGACAGCGGTGATATGCTTACCGGTAAATTCACAACCGATGGAACTGCATACTTAAGATTTTTCCTCGTTGAAGTAAGCGCATTTGCGATACATCACGGTGGTGGCGGCAGAGACACATTTATTGTAGACCCACATACAATACCCGTAGAAGGTTCAAGAGAATTTGCTAGAGATTCTTGTCATCTGGATTTGCAAGAGCAATATACATACACACTGACAGTTTCAAACAGTGGTGCTGGTAATTATACATTTACCACAGGCGGCAACGGCGATTGTAAGATTACTCGCATAGTCGGTTACGCATAAGGAGGTTGGTAACATGAGAATCTTACTTGACAATGAGGGGTATGTTTCCCAATGGACGGAAAAAGACGATGTAGGTTGTATGAGTGACAATGACATCATTATTACCACACCCAAAGACTTTGACTTTTCTGCTTTCCGTGAAGATTTTAGATACTACAAGGTTGTGGATGGTGTTCTCGTAAAGGATGAAAACCGAGTACTTCCGGAACGAGAAAAGACCACACAAGAGCAGATTGCCGAATTGAAAGCCCAACTTTCCGCAACGGATTACAAGGTCATTAAATGTAGCGAGTGCCAGCTCTTGGGAATGGACATGCCTTATGATGTGGCAGAACTCCACGCAGAAAGACAAGCAATCCGCGACCAAATCAATCAATTAGAGCGGGGCAATACATATACTGAGGAGGAATAAACTATGGCTATTAAAGTTTACAAAAGAGGGGACAGCACAAAACTGTCGGCTAACTTCCGGGCGAGGGAGTTTGACT